ATATTGCCCAGAAGGAACGGTCTACTTCCTGAATACCAACTATCTGTCTCTGTACGTCCACGAGCAGGGTTCGTTTGTGTTCACGGGCTTTGAGTCCACTCTACCTAACTGGCAGATCGGCTATGTCGGTGCTGTGCTGGTTATTGCTGAGCTGGTCAACACGAAGCCAAAAGCTATGACCAAGGTGACGGGCTACAACAGTCTGTCTCTATAAGGAGTAAAACATGGCACTTGGACTTAACAAGATCATCCTGGCAAATGCGTCTGCAAACACCGCTGGTGCGTATCTTCAGCCCGTTACGGTTTCGTCTGTGGGCGCGGGTAATGGAACGGCGATGCTCAACTCGCAGCTCGTCCCTGCTGGTACTTACCTGTTGCCGCCGACCGCCAGCGTCGTTATTGAATTGAACAAGTACACGGGTTCTGCGAACTCGTGGAGCACGTTCATTGCAGACAACGTAGGCGGTGTACTTATCTCTGACGGTTTCAACGTCCGGGCTAACGCAACTACTGGTACGCAATCCGTAACGCTGTACACCGTGAATGGCGGTCAATCCGCTCCCGGCACGTACAACGCTAGCTGATAGGGAGGCCACATGGCAAATCCCAAATCGCTACACAGCCAAACTGGTGCGTCATTCAGCCGCTACCTGATTGCTAGCGCAACAGGTGCGTCTTTGGCTACCACTGGTAACGCTGTGGTTTCCTTGCCGCTTCTGGATGGCGGTCTGACTAATGGTGGCGGCGCTGCAAACAGCGGCGGTGTCATCGTCCGTCAGGTCACTCTACAGAATCCCAACAAGGACGTGTCTACCGCTAACGTGACTATTTTCACCAGCAATGATGGAAATACGAGCAACGTGGTGGTGGCAGCAGTTACGTTGTCTAACTTGTCTGCTGTTGGTAAGTTTCAAGACTTGGCTGTTGCCTCGCCTTTTAACTTGACTACGGCTATCACTGGTAACAACAGTCAGGCTTTGTTCCTGAAGGTTGGAACTGCTGTCTCTGACGGCACGGTTGACATCCGTGTCTACGGTGACATCGTAAACTTCTGATGGACGTAGTGTTCGTAACAAACCGTGGTGATGCCGAGCATACAGATTCGTACCTCGGCGTCACTTACGAGTTTGCCCAAGGAGTCACTTTAGAGATGCCTGTACAGGCGGCTAGAGAACTTCTCGGGTACGGACACAGTGACAAGACTCAGTTTGTAATACGTCTAGGTTGGCCTAAAACTAACCTAGACGTACCAGAGGCAATAGAAAGGCTCAACAAGATTGAGATTTCTAAGACGCCTCCAGAAAAGAACCGCTCCGTACCCTCGGCGGTTGGCCCAGTACTCCTGCACCCAGAAAAGGGTGTGGGACGAAAAGCCATCCAACGAGCAGCTTAATATGGGTATTGCATGGCAACTCTCTCGTCATACATCACAGAGTGCCGCAGGCTTCTGCATGATGCCAATGCAAACTTCTGGACAGATGCAGAGTTAACAGACTACATTAACTCTGCTCGTGAGCGCACCGTCAGAGATACGGGTGCTCTGCGCACCCTACAAATTTCTGCAACGCCTATAGGTGCTGACGGCTCTGCCGCAGTTCCTTGGGCTACAAGTAGTGCTGTAACCGCAGGCACTTATTATTTCTCTAACATCTTCACTTACCTGTGTACGGTAAGTGGTACTACCAGCGATACTGCGCCACCGTATCCTGGCACTACGCCGTACCCGCCGTCTGCTGCGTTTACCAACGGAACTGCTACGTTCCAGTATTACGCACCTGCTGAGCAGATACCGTACAGCGCACTGCCTAACGGCTTGCAGACGCTAGACATTCTGAACATCAACATCTTCTGGGGCAACAGCCGCCTTCCTCTGCGGTATCTGCCCTGGACGAACTTCAACGCTCAGCTCAGATATTGGCAGAACTACATAGGTAGACCTATTTGCTTCTCAGTGTTTGGGCAAAGCACTATTTACATCTCACCAGTACCAGACCAAAGTTACACGATGGAGTTGGACACGGTGGTGTTGCCTACGCCGCTAACACTTACCAACCCAACTGCCACAGACGAAATCAATGACCCGTACACCACTCCTGTGGCCTTCTATGCTTGTTACAAGGCCAAGTACAAAGAGCAAAGTTATGGTGAAGCGGATATTTACAAACAAGAGTACATGAAGCATGTGAATGCTGTCTTGAACTCTGTATTTACTCGCAGAATCCCAGACCCCTACAGTAGCCCCTACTAAACATGGCAGCAGCAGAGCAAAAAAAGTCCTATGCTGTCATCAAGGCGTTTAAGGCCCTAAACACCAAGGCCAACAGAACAGCCATTGAAGAGCAGGAGTTCTCGTGGATAGAGAACGCCATGCCTATAGGTCCAGGCAACATTAAGGTTACGCCTGCCCAGGTCACGTTCAAAGATTCAGGAAATAACGCCTTTTCCTTCTCCAACACCGTCACCTTTCTAAGCTCTGCAAGTGTTGGTCTAGCAGATTACGTTACAGGTTTTCTGGATAACGGTCAGGCACAGTGGGTCAAGATTGACACTGGAACTTACGGAAACATAGCCTCTGCAAACACGTTCTCAAACACGGCTGTGTCTACAGCGCAGTTTAAGAACGAGAGAATCATCATCGGTGACCCTGACAGGGGTCTATTTACATGGGATGCAAACACTACAGTATCTATAGGTTCTGTAGGATTGATTGCTATTGTTAATGGAGGTAGTGGCTACACGACTCCACCTAACATCACCATTTCTGCTCCTAACGAGGCTGGTGGAGTTCAGGCTACAGCTACAGCAACTATCACTACTGGTTCTGGCAGCGTAGAGGCAGTCATCGTAACCAACGGCGGTTCTGCTTACACGAGTGTGCCTCAGGTCACTATAGACCCACCAGACCTTCCTGACGGCACTCAGGCTACTGCAAGTGCTGCTATTGCTGGTGGCGTTATCGTTTACATCACTGTCAACAACCCTGGGTCTGGATACACGTCTAATCCAGGAGTAACCATTTCTGGTGGTGGCGGCAGTGCCGGAGCAGCAGATGCCATCGTGACTACTGGCAAGGTGTCATCTATCAGCATAACAGAGGGTGGCACAGGTTACACCTCTCAGCCTACAGTAACTATTTCTGGAGGCAGCGGTTCAGGTGCTAACGCGATAGCTCAGCTGGTCACTTTTAAGACTGGAACTGTGTCTGTCATTCTTACAGATGGTGGAAGCGGGTACACGAACTCGGCCAACATCGTAGTCTCTATAGGTAACGCTACAGGCTATACCGTACAGGCAAACGCAGTAGCTACCATCGCAGGCAACGCCGTCAACCAAATAGTGATGGCTAACCCAGGCTCAGGCTACACGTCCACGTCTAACGTAGTTGTCACCATCACTGGTGGTGGTGGAGCTAACGCAGCGGCTAGAGCTGTTGTAAACACTGACCAGATAGTAGACGTTGCCACTTTTTCTGGAAGAACCTGGGTGGCAGCAGGGCGTACCCTGTACTACAGCTCAGCAACAAGCTTCAGTGACTTCACCAGCGTATCTGCTGGTAGTTTCACTTTGACAGACAGTACGCTACACGGCAACATAAAGTCACTGCTGTCTGCCAATAACTTCCTATACATATTCGGCGATGACAGTATCAACGTCATCTCTGACCTACGTGTATCTCCTACAGGAGCTACCGTATTTACAAATACCAACGTCAGTGCCAGCGTAGGCTCTAGACGCATTTATGGCGTATTCCCGTACTTCCGCTCCGTACTGTTTATCAACGACTACGGTGTGTACGCACTTGTAGGCTCAACAACCAGCAAGTTGTCAGACGCTCTAGACGGAATATTCCCGTATATAGACTTCACCAAGCCTGTGTCTGGTGGTCAGGTGTTGCTCAACAACATCCTGTGTGCTGCCTTTAACTTCTACGTCAACAGCTCATTCCCGCTAGCCACAGGAGATAGGTACATCCAGGCCGTCTTCTTTGAGAAAAAGTGGTTTATCACCAGCCAGGGGTCTATAGACTACATAACGTCTGTTCCCTTCTCTGGGCTTATCAACCTGTACGGGGTAGATGACAAGGCACTGTACAAGCTCTACGGAGACGCTACTGCTAACGTAGCCAGCAAGGTGCAAACAGCCCTGTTGCCTATGGGTGACAACATCCGTACCAAGCAGGCACTGAAGTTTGCTATTGAGGCAACGCTGTCTAACTCAGCCAGTCTGACGGTAACGGTAGATAGCGAGTCTGGAAGCAGCCCACCCTACATACTGACTAACGGAATTGTGTGGCTAAACAATAGTGGAGCACCAGTTTCTTGGACTAACAACTCCAGCCAAGTTATTTCTTGGGTGACATCTTCTGGATACGCCTTGTACAAGTCAGACGCACAGCAGTACGGCAAGTACATAGGTTTGACAATGACTAGCAATAACGCTGGTTTTGTGGTAAATACGTTTGAGTTTGAGCACGAATTAAGAGTGAGGTTCTAAATGGCAGTCCCATACACTTTTGCTACTGCAACCAGTTCTATCCCGCTGTCGCAGCTGGATACTAACTTTGCAACCACTATCACGCTTGGAAACACTGCTATTCAACTTGGTAATACAGTCACCACGTTGAATAACATGACGCTTTCTAACGTCACTATTACCAGCGGAACGGCAAACGTAACTGCTAACGTCACGTTTACTAACGCTAATGCTGTTGTTTACACAAATACTAGCAACGTAGCAATTACAAGTACTGCTATTACTTTTGATGGTACAAATTTAGGTGTAGGAACCACTACCCCTGGAAGCTTAGGAGCAGGATACTCAACAGTATCTGTTAACGGGAGTACGGGCGGCGTATTAGATTTAAGGTCTGCTGGTACTAGCGAATTTAGGTTTTACAGCACCGGTTCCGAGAATCTTATCTACGGCATCAACGCTGTGCCAATTACGTTTGCTGCAAATAGCAGCGAGGTAATGCGAATTACATCTAATGGTCGTGTAGGCATACAAACAGCAAGCCCAGCAACAACTTTAGACGTTGGTGGCACTGCTCGTGTGTCTGGAGACTTAACCCTGTCTGGTGGCACTGCAAACGGTGTTGCTTACCTGAACGGGTCTAAGGTAGTCACCACTGGGTCTGCGCTGGTATTTGATGGGACGAACCTAGGGATTGGGACGAGTTCGCCTGCGTATAAGTTGGATGTGGTTGGTGCTATCAATGCGTCAGCGGCTAGTCCCACTGGATTTAATCACGCGCTGCGTACAACTGGGGTAACGACTGGTCGTTCACAGATATACCTCAACAACACTAGCGGCGATTTAGTGCTGGGAATTGAAGGTTCAACTGCCGGTGCGTCATACGCTGGCACTGCGGCGTACTCTGCATTTGCAGCAACAACCGGCGCAAATCCTTTTTACGTTATTACCAATTCAGCGATCCGTGCCACATTCGACTCCTCCGGCAACCTAGGTCTTGGTGTTACTCCGAGTGCGTGGGGTACATCTGAGTTCAAGGCAATTCAGATTGGCAACGGCGCTTCGGTTTATGGGCGAGTTCAGTCGGGCGATCAGGATAAAGCCGGACTATCTTCTAATGCCTACAACAACGGCTCAAACTGGTTATACATAGCCACTGACTCTGCTGCAAATTACACGCAAATTGGTGGCGGGCATTACTGGTACACCGCCCCCTCCGGCACAGCAGGCAACGCTATCACCTTCACGCAGGCGATGACGCTGGATGCGAGTGGGAATTTGCTTGTCGGCACTACATCTGCATCCACTGGCAACGTCAATGGAACTATTGCTTTTGGTGGCGCAGATGCAGGAATTATCTATTTACAGCGCCAAACCGGAACCGACCAAATGCGGTTCTATACAGGAGGCAACAGGTTAGGATATGTCAATACTGCAAGTTCGATTCTGACTATTGGTACGGCAAACTACCCACTTGTATTTGCAACCAATGACACCGAACGTGCCCGTATTACCAGTGGTGGGGATGTCGGTATAGGCACGACAAGTCCTACAGCAAAATTGCATATCAAGGGCGGCAACACAAACAACTTGAAGGTTGATAACGACGGAAGCCAATACACCGAGGTTGACTGGCTTAACAATGGCACGATCAAGGCGGTTGCTTATTGGGATAACACAGCCACTCAGTTTCTTATTAGCGCACAGGCGGCAAGCTCTTCTTTGGCTTTTGGTGCAGCAGGCTCCGAACGTGCCCGTATTACCAGTGATGGTGCTTTGTTGGTGGGCGTTACTTCTGCAACAGGCTTTGGTGAAAAACTTTATGTAAGCGGTTCTAATGCAGGTTACATAGATCGTGTCTATAACACTAATGCGGCTCCTCTTGGATCATATTATTATTATTCGTCAGCCGCCCCCAATGGAACTGGGAACGAATTTATTAGTTGTGACGATACGGCAGGGAATCGTTTTGCGGTAAGGTCAAACGGTGGTATTGCCAACTACAGCGGCAACAACGTCAACCTTTCCGACCGCCGCGAGAAGACCAACTTCGCGCCCGCCAAGTCCTACCTTGACACCATCTGCGCTATCCCTGTCCAGACGTTCAACTACATCGATCAATCCGAGGATGACCCCGGCCTGACGCTTGGTGTGGTGGCTCAGGACGTTCAGGCAGTCGCCCCTGAGTTGGTTATGGAAAGCAATTGGGCAAAAGAAAACGATGACCCAAAGATGCGCCTGAGCATCTACCAGACCGACCTCCAGTACGCGATGATGAAGTGCATCCAAGAGCTGAAGGCCCAGAACGATGAACTCCGTGCCCGTGTTGCGGCACTTGAAGCTAAGTAAGAAAGGAAACTGA